GTTGTCCCAAGTTAAAATTAGCGCGGGGAAGGTCTGGTCACTAGCGAGGTCTCATAAGCCTTTGCCATCCTTGGTTCGAATCCAAGCCCCGCAACCAAAATTAGGACCTTAGCTCAGTTGGTAGAGCGTCACGTTTACACCGTGAATGTCGTCAGTTCGAACCTGGCAGGTCCTACCAAAATTCGGAATGTAGCGCAGTCTGGTTAGCGCATCTGCTTTGGGAGCAGAGGGTCGTGAGTTCGAATCCCACCATTCCGACCATATTGTAATTTAGAAAAATTCGTTGGGGGGATTAGTCTAATTGGGAAAACACTAGCCTTGCACGCTTGAGTCAGCGGTTCGAATCCGCTATCCTCCACCATCTAAAAAATAGCCTCCATAGCTCAGTTGGTCAGAGCACGGTCTTGATAAGGCCGGGGTCCGTGGTTCGAGCCCACGTGGCGGCACCAAGGACGATTATTTCAGTGGAAGAATATTTCCTCGACACGGAAAAGGTCGCTGGTTCGACCCCAGCATCGTCCACCAAAGCATAATGGCGACCATAGTTTAATGGTAAAACCGCGGGTTGTGATTCCGTTGTCATGAGTTCGATTCTCATTGGCCGCCCCAAGAATTTGCCGCTTTAGCTGATGTGGTCATAGCACCGGTTTGAAGCACCGAGGAACCAGGTTCGATCCCTGGGGGCGGCACCAAGTCGGAGACAGTGATGTTAAAAAGATTTCAAATTGACGAAAAGTATATTACTGATGTAACTGTGCGGATAGAACACGATTTTATAAAAGATCGAGAAAATCCTATACATGAAGATGTTATAAAAATTCTTAAAGGTCATGATATCGCTGTCAGTATTAGCAGTAAGGATCACGATCAGTTTACTAGGCTACGAGAAGAACTAGGCAGTCTAGGATATATTAGTATCGAACGCAAATGGTGGAACGGTGATCGTGTACTGAAAAGTTTTAAACTCAACGAATGGACTTTTCGCAAAGGTCATAAGTTTTCTTGTGCAGCAGCCATACAATCTAGTATTGCTTGTGCTAGACAATATGGTTGGAAAACTATCTCGCAATTATAAATGCCTCCGCTGATGGAGCAGTGCCAGGTCTTCTAAACCAGGTTATGGGAGTTCGAATCTCTCCGGGGGCACCAGCTAAAACCGCCATCGTATAATGGATAATACACGAGGCTACGAACTTCGGAATTGTGGTTCGATTCCATATGGCGGTACCAAAATAAGGAAGCGTTAGCCGAATCGGCATAGCGGCAACTGTCTTGAAAACAGAGGGCCCAGAAATGGGTGTGTGAGTTCGAGTCTCACCGCTTCCACCAAGTCCCTGTAGTTCAATGGATAGAATAAGACACTCCTAAGGTCATGATATCAGTTCGATTCTGGTCGGGGACACCATTGACACAAAATTAAGTTAAGTATATAATAGCAAAATCGAGAGTGGGCAGGACGGTAATGCAGCGGATTGCTAATCCGTAGACCGTAGTAATACGGTCACAGGGTTCGACTCCCTGACTCTCGGCCAATACAATATCTCGCTGGTGTAATGGCAGCATCACAGTCTCCAAAACTGTTGGTCGGGGTTCGAGTCCCTGGCGGGATGCCATATAGTGTGAGGGTGGCAGAGCGGCCCAATGCAAGGGATTGCAAATCCCTAAAACCGTCGGTTCAAATCCGACCCCTCACTCCAAGATTATAGAAGTGTAGCATAGCGGCTAATGCGCCACCTTCATACGGTGTTTATCGTGGGTTCGAGTCCCACCACTTCTACCATGCAATTGGGGGATAGTTAAATGGTATAACCACGGATTTTGATTCCGTTATTCTTGGTTCGATTCCAAGTCCCTCTGCCAAATTGACAAATATTTCAATTTCTGTTACAATACTGTTTCAAAAGGAGTAAACGCTATGCAGCGAAAACAGATCGTCAAGCAACGAAACCGCTTCGTTGTCTTGGCATTAAAGAGAAAAGCGGGTGTGCATCGCAAAACCAATAAGGCACTGCGACGAGCACAAAATCAACAGCCCATGGGGGTATAGCTCAGAGGAAGAGCAACTGGCTTTTAACCAGTAGGTCGAGATATCGTAATTCTCTACCCTCACCATACAAAAACACATTCATTATGGCATCCGGTACGAAAGTAAATTTAGCCGAGTGTGTTTTTATATGGTTTGCATACAAAAGTATACAGAAACTAATTTAAAAAGTCGTTGACCATAAATCATTATTCTGTTATACTAATGACTTAGTTAAGCAATTAACTGACGCTCTTTAAAAAATTGAACGCATATGGCACTGAACATGTTCGGTGGCTATATGTCGACACACTATCCTTAGGTTTCCGAGCACAAGGGCTCGGGCAAGGTCAACAATAGTGTGTTGACATATAGTAAAAAAACTTTGCTCGAGTGGTGGAATAGGTAGACACAACAGACTTAAAATCTGTCGCTTGAAAAAGCGTACCGGTTCGATTCCGGTCTTGAGCACCAAATTGCCCCGGTGGTGGAATGGTAGACACGCTGGTCTTAGAAGCCAGTGCCGAGAGGCGTGCGAGTTCGAGTCTCGCCTGGGGCACCAATTATATTGCACGGTTCGTCTATCGGTTAGGACGCTGGCCTTTCACGCCGGAAAGAGGGGTTCGATTCCCCTACTGTGTACCATTTTTATAGGGAGAGCTGCCGCGAGGCTCGCTCTTAAACGACCCGTAGAACTCCCGGGCGTCCCCAAGCAAGTTTTTGGGGATTGCCCACTACGGCGGACTGTAAATCCGTTCCTAAAGGTAGTGAAGTCAAGGCACGTGGAGCGTTACCATCAGTCCCCACCAAATTTGGCTCGTTAGCATAGTCTGGCCTATTGCGCCGCCCTGTCACGGCGGAGGACACCGGTTCGAATCCGGTACGGGTCGCCAAGTTTCGCAAGTGTTAGTAAGTGAAAGTCACATTTGTTAGTAGCTGGCCAGCCAACGCAGATGTAAACAACGAGGGGCGCGATACCCTAGCAAAAATATAGAAGCGTTGGGCAAGTAACTGTAATAACTTACCGACTCCCGTCCGGACTAGTGCAATCGGGCAAATGGTGCCAATAACGTGGTGGCACTACTTGCGAATCCTACATGCCCCTATAGTTTAATGGTAGAACGCCGGTTTTATACACCGTGAAATATCGCCAGATTAGCGAGTAGTCTAGGTTCGAATCCTAGTGGGGGTACCAATGATTATTGTAAGAGCAGTAATATAAAAATTTTAAGAACGTTTGGTCTAATCAGCCAATACTGTGACCCGCAGGATGAGAAGTAGCGTGATAGCTACGGGTGGTAGTCTTTAAACCGAAAGGCCGCTAGCAATGCGATAACGGTCCCTGTCGGGGAGCGGGTGGAAGGTGCAAGTGACGGTCTGCAGACCTGATGCACTACAATTACCGCCGGGGGATGCAGAGCCTACTATTTCTTTTGTTTTGATCTTTCAACTCGATCTAAAATTAAATTTCGTACATGAAAGTCATCTTGTAGTAAATATATTAGTATAGCAGTCAAGATGCCCCTTTCGTAGGCCAAACGCTGTCCGGAAGATGAAAACGACTTATTATTAGTGTACGATTTTACATATTCATTTACATGATCATATGCGTCTTGATTGGTCATACTGTATTTAATCATACTACCAAAATGCGGGTGTAGCTCAGTTGGTAGAGCATCACGTTGCCAACGTGAATGTCGTCAGTTCGAACCTGATCACCCGCTCCAACTTTTTAAATCTAATTGAAAACAACAGATTAGTTATTGCCGTCCTTAGTTCAATGGATAGAATACCGTGCTTCGAACTCGGGGGTGGAGGTTCGATTCCTTCAGGGCGGGCCAATCAATTAAAGGTAATTATAATGTTCAATAAATTTTTTGGGTTGTTATTAATTTGTATTGCAAATATTTCTTACGCTGAAACTTATATAATTGCTTTCATGGGAGCCAATGAAGCATTTGACCGACCTGCTCTAATTAAGTACGCTGAACACAAAAAAGCAGTGCCTAAAATTTATAGTAGCAGTGATACAAAACAAGCTATAACCTTTATCAACAGTAAATCAAAGCCTAAATATATTCTCTACGGATTTAGCTTAGGTGCTGTAAGTGTGAGGCAGGTATTAGAACATCAAACCAAATATAATAAACCCATGCCCATACTCACAATTACAATTGGTGCGTATCATACTACAAATGTTGACTTTGAAAAATTCAAAATAAACTATATCAACTATTTTGATAGTTCTGGCAAAATGAATAAAGGCCCTGGCGTGTATTTTGACAATGTTGCACACATGCAAATGCAACAAACAGTTACAGACATTTTAATCACAGAACAATAAGCCCCTATGGACAAATTGGTAAAGTCGGCTCTCTCAAAAGGAGCAGTTTTCTCCGTTCGAATCGGAGTGGGGGTACCAAGCTCTTGTAGTTAAGTGGTATAACGAATCCATGGTAAGGATTAATCGACAGTTCGATTCTGTACTTGAGCACCAATAAATATTTTTTTAAGGAGATCATGATGCAAACAAAACCACAAACTTTTCAAAATCATTTTAATCATGAAGTTTGGATCTGTGACGATCCTAAAAAAATTAAAGTGATTGATAATGTAACTTATGTTACAGTTCACAAACCCAACAGTCATCGCATGGTAATGATGCGCCGTGACAGTTTACAACCTATCAAACAAAAATAAAAAAATATAAGTTGCAAAAAATTGCCAAAACTTATTATGATACATGTATAGGAGCAGAAAATGCCTTGGATTCAAAATGTAGCACTTGCCGATATCCCTAAAAAACATCATATAGCTGTGGGAGATAATAGTATGCTAATTCAAATTGTTGACCCAGCCATGCAGTTTCCCACTCCAGCACATAAGTTCAAAGAAGTTCATCAATTTGAATTTCTTGATGTTGAACAAGATGACTTTGTAATAGAAGAAACCATGCGTTGCAGTCAACAACAAGCTGATGAATTAGTTAAACTGTTGCAACATGCTTTAGATAACCGTATGGATGTTGTTGTGCATTGTGTGGCAGGTATTTGCCGTAGTGGTGCTGTTTGTGAAGTTGGCGTTATGATGGGATTTGATGACACTAAAGTGTTTCGTAGTCCCAACTTGTTGGTAAAACATCGCATGATGAAAACACTAGGTTGGATCTATGATGAAAATGAGCCTCATACTATTAATGGTAAACCTGTTGCGGAAGATTGGACTAACGATAATGAAAAAGTTTTTACATTGGCCGCGGCTCGCCGTTTGCGTAGATTGGAAAAAGGAGATATGTAATGTATATTACTAAAGAAGAAATTCAAAAAATTTTAGCAGTCATGGTAGAATTTCCTGATGCTAGAAGTTATAAACTGCTAGAAGATAATGCCAGTGGTATTGGCAGTATTCTGACATTAACCATGGATATGAAAATCAAAGACAGAGATGCACTGGTGAAAGTCGACATTTCGGGTGTTGAAAATTGGTAATGCAGAAACTAATTCGTGATGGCTGTGTTGCAGTGTTGTACAGTCCTGGCTATGGAGCCGGCTGGAGCACTTGGAATAACGAATACAGCGATGAACTTATGTTTGATCCAGGACTAGTAGATCTAATAGAATCAGGTGCCGAAATTGAAAAAGTTGAAGCATATGCTACTTTAAAATGGCCAGATATTTATTTAGGTGGATTAGATGGTTTAACCATTGAATGGGTTCCACAGGGCACTGCATTTCGTGTACAAGAATACGATGGAGCTGAGTCAATTGAAATTTGTGATAATATTGCCTGGACAATAGCATAACAGCGATTAAACTCATTAGGCAGTTACGACTTTAAGGAGGCAATTATGCCCACAACATTTGTTATATCAGACACACATTTTGGGCATGAAAAGACCTGCACAGTGTTCAAGCGTGAAGATGGTAGCCCTCTGCGTCCTTTTGCATCAGCTAAAGAAATGGATGAAACCATGGTTGAGCGTTGGAACGCCAGAGTAAGACCCAATGATAAAGTTTATCATCTCGGGGATGTAGTTATTAATCGTAAAAGTCTGCACATAATGCATAGATTAAACGGCGATAAAGTTTTGATCAAAGGCAACCACGATATCTTTAAGCTGTCCGACTATACAGAACACTTCCGAGATATTCGTGCTTATCATGTGTTAAACGGAATGATATTCAGTCATGTGCCAGTGCATGAAGAAAGTTTGGCTCGTTTTGGCTGCAATATTCACGGTCATCTTCATGCTAACCGTGTTAAAAAATCTCGTGGTACAGATTCTAAAACAGGTGCAATTATATACAGTGATGAAATTGATCCTAGATATTTTTGTGCCTGTGTAGAACATATCGACTTTGCCCCTATTAGTCTTGAAGAAGTTTCAGAAAGAATTATAGCGCAAGGTGGCCATGTGGGTTTTAAAAACGGCAACGGTACAATCCAAGTTATGTAAAAATTTATAACACTTTTAAAAGCGGCTTCGGCCGCTTTTTTTTTGACTGCGCTGTGTTAAGATAATTACAGTTATGAGTCTAAAACAAAGCATATTAAAATACAGTCGCCAAGAAACCATGACACCTTTAAGTGCTTGGTTTGAAAACAAATTAGATGCATTAATCGATCATGAGTACTACTCAGATCTTAACACACTGGAAGACACAGGACAAAAATTAGTTCAAGGTCTTAGGGATTATAAAGACAAATATAATATCCACAATGTTGCTTTGGGCATGAGTGG